GTATTTCCGTATCTATCTGTAACTGTCTGTTCTCCGCCAGCAGATGGTGCTGATGCTACTGCAGTATTTTGTACGGGTGCAGAAGCTGTAGTGCCTTTGTAAGATTGGACAACGCTTCCAATGAGTACTGAAAAGTCCTGAGCTGCTGTTAACAGCGACTCTAGTTCCTCCTTGCTTGCAGCGTATAAGTTAATTAGCGTTTGATCTGCTGAATAAAAACTTACTTGGAACTTTGTTGATTCTGGTGCAGCCACTTTACTTACCTCCATTATGTTTGATTGAAAGGCGCAGACTATCCTTGCCTTTTAGAGTTGGTACGAATCCAAGAATCTCTTGGACTTTTTCTTTATCTACTTGCTTAGGTCCAGCCACCTCTGTCCATCTAACTTCAACACCTGTGGCTGTAACCCCAACAACACCAGTCAGTGCTTCTTTGATTGCATCTTTCTGAGTTGTTAATTCTTTTATTTTGTTATCTATCTGTAGATATTCCAAAGCCTGATTACTTGCCTCATCATTATCAATGAGTGGTAGTTCAGTCTTTGTATGTTCTTTTTTTAGACCAACGCATCCAATCTCACCTGATGCGTCAAAGTATTTACAGTAGAACTTGCAGTAACTCTCATCCTTTTCAGGTTCAGGAGCAACCTCACTGGTCTTAATAGCCTCTAACCAAGATAAGGCTTCGAGCGCAATAGCAGGGTCGTACTTCTCCGTATGGACCTTGACATCGCGCTCGTCACCATCTCGCGGTATTGCTACCAGATGAACATTAGTAACCTTCCCCAAGCCACTTTGTTCAATCAGGTATCCGTAAGTCTGTATTTGCCAGCGTTGTTGCTGGCTTGGAAAGTAGGTGAGGTTCTTCAACTTCACTGTCTTCCAATCAACTACATCGCCTGTCCCAGGAATGTAGAGATCTACGTGAGCTTTCATACCGTTATGTTCTACTGTTTGCTCTAACAAAACTTCTTTATTGCCAGCCAAAGCGTTCTCTATAGAGTTATGGATAGCAGTACCCATAATCGCTGCGAGCTTTAACTCTCCGCCATTGGTCTTTGGTTGTGCGTTTAATTTATACCAGACCTTGCGCCGACAACCACCTAATTCTGATGGGCCTATCTGTGTCTGTAGTGACCTGCCTCTATTGTTTTCTTTATCATAGAGAGCTTTGACTAATAAATCTTTTATATCCATTTATGCTTTTCCCACCTAGTGATTGTAATGCGGAATACTATCAGATTTATTACAAACATTCTCGCAACTAATCTGTATGGCATAGTGTCATAGTCGTGGAAGTAATCAATACCAAGACCCCAATTACTTAAACTGCCAAAGCTGAGATGAACCGAATAGTCTCGTATCACGTTATTATCCTTCCTTGAGAGACTAATTGAATCGGAGGACAGGTATTGATGTCAAGGATGCTGGCTATTTTAACGGCGCGTTCGGCGTGTTGATGAGCATTGCCTAATGTAATATGGTCAACGCGACCATAGAGATAGCCAAGAGCGTAAGCGCCACCACTACCCAAACCGTAAACACCCTTGTCCGATTGGATGAACGATAGGTCGGTTGCAATATGGAATAGGTTGCCATCAAACGCGACAAGGTAGTCGAAGCCTGTCTCTTTATCTTTGGTTGCTTCATACGGATCATATCCATTCTCTTTGAAAGCCTTCAGGATTGAAGGCATAACTTTCTTGCCCATCCACTGCACGGGATTAGCTCCCTTGTAAGGTGGCGGGTTCCAGTTATAGGCCAAGATATCACCAGGCCGAGAATCTCCTACCAGTCCTATCAAGTATCTACCAACTTCAATAATCTTTGGAGTAGTACTTCTTATAGCCCGTAGATTATCTTCAGTAATCTGGCTATCACCAGCCATAATCACCATATCTTCAGTCTGTATTCCTACCAACGTTGTTATGACCCATCACCCCATTTATCAATATATTTTATTACTTCTTTTAGTGTGTCGGTATTTTCTTTAGAGTATCCTATTATATAGTTACAGTTATGACAGAGAAGGCCCCGTACTTGATTGGTGCTATGATTATGGTCTACATAAAAATGCTTACCATTTCCTCCAGGAAGGTTAGTCTTACATATACCGCAAGACCCACCTTGATCTTGAAGTTTTCTCTCATATTCATCTAAAGTTATACCGTATAGATATTTTAGATGAAAGTTTTTCTTCTTTTTAGGGTCGTAATCTTTACGGACCCTGGCATTATGGCAGTCTTTACATCGCGGGCGAAGGCCATTTTTACCTTCAGAATGTTTGTAAAACATATCGGAGGTATGGAAGACTTGGCAGTCCTTACATATTCTTCCCGTCATAGCAGAGAAATATACCTTCCTCGGCGTGTCGCACCAGTAGCGACACACCTAATCATTAAAATATGAGCGAAGCGAATAAACAGTAACAACGTTCCGAGCCGCCTAGAGGCGGCGAGAGGCGACTGACATCAGGAAGGAGCCGTGAACTCAATGATGTTCCGTCTACTTCGGCTGCTTAGAATACCACCTGTCAGAGCAGCAGATCTCAGGTCCATTGGACCTACTCACGTCTGTAGCTGTGGCTGTACTATGTTTAACATTATGGCTCAGTTTGAAGACTATGAGATATCTTGGTACTTTCTTGATGCTACCTGTGTCAACTGCGGGAATCTAGTTCGTATCCCTTGTCCTGTTGATAAGAACGAAAATAGTTTTTAGGCATAAAAAAAGAAGCCCCCATCCCGTTAGGGATGAGGGCCTTTTGCCTCGCGCTTGCTACAAACTGTTAGTTTGAACCACGCCCAAATTCAGTAGCAGATGGATCTAGCCACTTTAGTACTGGACCTAGGAAGCCAGCCAAGGCTGCAGTTCCAAGGACTTTAAGGTTTGTCTCGCCTGATAGGTATAACGCGATTGCTGCAGCAGCAGAAGCACGGAACCAGGTCAGACCGACTTGCTTTAATTGTTCCATTAGATTGCCTTTCGTTTTGTATTGTGAACCTTGCAGCAGGTGCATACTGGTGGCAAATTGCTACCTTTTGCTACCTTCTTCTTAGCTTGAGGCTGAAGTCCAGCCACAATCTGGTTCACAATTTTAGGTTGATTCATCCACCAAAACCAAGGGCTAGTATCATTAGCCAAATCAGGGTTGATAGAAATATGAAGATGCTTAGTGTGAGGATTACTGCCAGTATAAACGCGATTGCCAGACTTAGCCTTGTCGCGTGACCAAATTTTCTTATTGAAGATAAGGTAGGAAACCCTGTCATCTTCTTTAAGTTTCTCGAAAATCTTCTCGCAGTCAATACCAATATCAGGGTCGTGGGTCAGATCTACTGCTAGCCCAGTATTGTGGTCCGAATTCGGGCTGGCTTTCTGATGCGCTAACGAAGGCAGTAGTCCATCTGATGCCTTCTTGCGCTTGGGGTATAACGCCGTAGCCTGACGGAGTACAGCTATGGCAGCAGGACTTGCTTTCTTTGCAACAGGTTTCATTCATCTCCTTAGCGCTTCCTTAACTAATTCAGTTAGCAAATCAACTTTTTCTTCTAACGCATTGACTTTATCCTTTAGAGATAAGCCACCATTAGGCTTGAGTTCCATAAGAAAAGACTTGACTATCCAACGTAATCCCATAAATACTGTTGAGATGATTCCAAGTATGGTGGCAACTAACATTGCCCAGTCTGCTATTGTCATTTATACGCTCCGTATTGTTACTAGCAAAGTGCCTCCAAAACCTGAGAAGCGCTTATCTGTTGGTGTCTTATTGATGAAGTCCATCTCTTCTATGAGTCCGATGAAAGATTCACCTGTTCTAAAATCCTGAACGACAAGAGTATCGCCAAGATTTTCTACTGCTTCGAGTTGTTGCATACGATCCCAAGCAGAACCTTCATAACCTACCTCTACTCCAAACTTATCCGTCTCGTGGTCATAGCAGAAGACTGGATATTGAATCAGTCTTTGACGAGGGATTGCTGGTAGAGATTTGATTTGATAACCATTAAATGTAGGGCCAAGAAGTGAGTTGGCACTAGAGCGAGTAAATGTAAACTTGAATCCAAGATACTCTTGTGCTGATGCAGGATATGGGATACCACCTTCTGTAATGGTTTCACCCTGCGAATAGGTACCGATATTGTAGGTAGTTCCAGCAGAGTCAATAGACTGCAGGCTTAGACCACCATTGGTAGAGATAAATCTAGGAAAGAGCAACTTAAATATCTTAGGCTCTAAGGTGTTATAGCGGATATAACCAGTCTGCAAATAACCAGATGCAACCTTAACTCCGTAAGATTCTAGCCATACCCCATCACCTGGAACAGCAAAACCTACGCGATCTGTAGCTCCAAGAAATGCTACTGAACTAGCAGTAACAGTCTCACCAGATGCGTATACATCCCAAGCATAAGCAAAGACAAGGCTATTAGGGATTACTGGTTGTGATAAGTCAATACGGACTAAACCTGATTCAGTTCCTTGAAGCGTAGAGACATAAGCAAACTTGTCTCTAAATACTACATCCTTACATTCAGCTTCAAATAACAATGGCCCATAAGAGATATCTCCTTCATTGCCTATGACTCCCACTCGCACACCTTTGTTAGTGCAGAGCACCGCATAAGTGCCAAGGTAAGTATCAAAGGTATTGATAATCTCACCCTCTGGTAGGTCAACAACTACTGAAGGAACGCTAAGTTCTGGAAATCCAAGAGCATTAGCATTAGCAAGATCTAAAGTAATCTTATAGATAGATGAGTTCTTGCGACTGTATCCGCCTACATAGATAGCGCTAGGACCCTCTGCAATAGTGGTCCAAGTCCAGTCTGTCTGTGGATGAACATAGTGAGCAGTAGGTAGAGCAGCTCCAGCAGTAGCAGTAGCATCTAACTCATAGATACTGTTGTTTATTGAAGCAATTAAACGTTGCTTGACATACTTGATTCTAGCGCTAGTTGTAGCTGGCGCATCGTAAGCAATAACACTTGAGCCAGATGTAATAGCACCTTGATGAACTTTGGTTCCATTAACAAAGAAATACCTAGTTCCATCAGTGGTTAAATCTAGAATAGTAGACTTAGTTCCTGCCTGAGTATAAGTAGATGAGCTAGCAGTATCATTGCTCATTGTAATCTTCTTTAATTCAATGCCATCAGTAGTTACAATACAGTCATTAGTGCCATCATTAGCACCAACCATTATCGTACTACTTGCAGTAGTAAGGATTCGTACTGTGCTATTGAGTAGGGTTGCCTGACCCTTGGTCCAGATATCTACACCTTTGGACTCTGTAAACTGAAAGCGAAGCGACTCATCTTGTAGCGGTTCAAAGTATTTGATACCAGCACC